TCATAGCCTCAAAATGAACGTTAGATCGCTGCCAGGGTTGGTTATCCCAACGGCCGTAACATCCAGGCTTAGCAGATCCCCCGCGTGCAATGCAGGCAGCCCAAATCCCCCCGCAACGCTGGAAGTCGTGGCGCCCGCGGCAAACTGGACGTTCGCATAAACCGCCCCGTTGCGGTTCAGTTGAAGACTGATTCCCGCGCCGGTCGGGGCCGTTCTCACAATTCCATACATATCCCGCACAGACCTGTCGGCGTCCACTACCAAAGTCGGCGCGGCGCCCGTCTGAATCGCCAGATACCCGGTAATCTGGAAAGTGAATTGCCCGCCGGCCATCGTGCGCAAACCGGAATCGATCGTGCCCGTATACTGATTTGCCGCAACCGCTCCGGCGCCCAATGCGTTGGTCATATAGAGTTCAACGCTGGCGAGGCGAACGTTCGGTAACGCGAAGTTGTATTTCCAGTCGCCGCTGGCCGGGCTGCCAAAGAAGTTCGGCACGAATGGCACGATAGCGACTTTATAGCCCAGCGTATATACAAGTGCGCCCGCGCTGTGCGCCACTGCCTGCGTGCCATGTATGCCTCGCGCCAGTGCCGAACTACCGTCGGAATTTGTCCCCGTTACATTCACGATCTCCTGCTCGATCTGCAGCAGTGTCCCTGTATCGAAGTTAGTGCCAAACGCCGCGCTCGTATCTGTCGCCGCCATGGCTGCACTGAGTGCGACGGGAGCGCCCCCGTTTATTTCATCGTAAAAGTGGAATGTATAGGTCCCCGCAACGATACTCACCGTATTAACGAAATTACTGAACCCGATTCCGGAGAGTTCCAGCACACCGCCGCTGGCTGGTGACAGCATCACGCCGAACACCGGGGCGGGCGGCACGGAGGCATCTGCCGTAAGTCCGCCCGACTGCCCCAGAACCCATCGCGTTACTGGCGAAAGATCATAAGCCGCTTCTTCGTCGGCCGCATTCGCCGCCAGCGCCGATATCTGTACGCCCGCGCCAATCCGTTCCGGCACTTCAATCGTAATTGGACTCGTGTTCCCGCTAGCCCCCGACCGCCATGCGTTTTCAGCGATGACGAAGAAACTCGTCGCGTCCGGCTCGATCGCCCATGTGCCCTCGATCGTCAGAACCGTCGCGGTGTTACTGGCGATCGTGTACTCCTGTCCCGCACCGGTGCCCCTTGTAATCCTGACCAGCGCCGACTGGTACCTGTTGGCAAGCAATTGCAGCACCGGGTTTCCCACGGTCGTGGTCGAGTATGCGGCGCACGCCGTCTCCGGCAGAAGTTCCCAACGCCAATAAATGTCCACGTGATCGAACTGCGGATCGGGCGGCAATACAAGAAGTGGAGGCAGTCCGGTATCTATGAACGACGGCGCTGGCGCCTGACTGGATGCGATCCGGAACAATGATTGCGGAGTTGCGCCCCGATATACATGAAAACTCTGCGCACCTACCGGAAGCCCGATTCCATCGATTGTCACCGAACTCATGTTACTTCCGGCGGCAGTGGTTGCCTGGGCAACAAAAGAAAGCGAACTCTCGCCGCCGCCGCTGTCCACCGCGCTCACGGCGTAATAGTAATTGACGCCGCCTGCCAGCGTTCCCCCTGTTGCGCTGACTACCGGCCCCAGTCCGATAAGCGGCGCAGCCAACGTCCCGATCTGACCGTTCGGCTCTACAAATGCCACGGCCAGCGCCACATTCAGCGATCCGTTACTGCCCGCGACCTCGCTCTCCGTGATCCCCAACTGCAAATTCCCATACGCATCGATGATCGTTCCGCATACTGGCGCGGGCAACCCGGAACCTTGCCCCGTCTGCGTCCCAAGGCCGCCTGTAATTCCCGTCGCCGTGTCTGAATACCACGCGTCGTCGTGCAACTGCGCTGTGATGACGGCCGTCCTGAAACTCGCGCCCGGCGTAATCTTTGTTATCCGGAACGGTGTCCGCTGCAGGTTCTCTTTCAGATAGGAAACAGTGATCAGATCGCCGGGCATCAATCCCACTGCCTTGACGCTGGTCTGGAACTCAATGAACAAATTTCCTGGGATGGCCCGGTTCAATCCCAGCAGAAGCATCCGCGATGCCTGATCGAATGTTGAAATCCCGACGGCATCCCACGTGAGCGCCACTTGTTGTAAGCACAAATCCTCATCGGCTTCATCGGCGAGTGACAGGCTGTCCTGCTGAAACTGATTGAAGGCGTCCTGAAACTCAATCGAGAGAAAATTCGGCGTGTCCTGCGCGCCTTTTGACGACAGCGAGACGCTCGCGCTTCCGTCGCTGTTCCGGGCAATCGAAGTAGCGTCGAATTCGTACGCGGGCCAGCCGCCGGTGAACTGATTTTGTGAATTACTGTTCGCCGGCAGAACCGGCTGCTGCAGAGCAAACGTGTTTTCTATGCGCGCTTCGATCAGTCCGGCCGTATTCAACACCAGATAAATTCGCGACCCGTTCCGGATCGACCGCATCAGGTCGCCCGCGCTTCGGCTGTAACTCAGCGCAAAATTGCACTGGAATCTCGGCACCTGGACCGCGCCACCCGTGGGATCGTTGACGTTGAGCAATTGCTCCGAGTAAGCCGCGGCATTGGCAAAACTCGGCAGATTGATCTCGGCCAGTGTATACCCGCATCGCAAAAGAACGTCCAGCAGCACCCACGCCGGATTCGTCGAAAATTGCTCCCCGAGTGAATTGCCGTTCGTATCGAATTGCCACAGATTCAGACCCTGCATGAGTACCTGAATCTTCGGGATACTGGTGCCGTCATTGATCCGGTTAGGCACCACGACCGAAAGATAAGCCATGCCGCCGTATGGATCGCCCTGCGGCACGCCCTTACCATCGGTGAAGTTTCCGTCCTGCTGCCCGTTTCTCGTTCCTGCGCTGACCAGGTTGTACCAGCCCGTTGAGGTCATGTTGATGCCGTTCACGCCCTGCGGAATTTCAATGTCGTTGACCAGAACCATCAGGACGCCCGCGATCTCTCCCATCCCGAGTAAGACTTCCATTCGCGTCAGGTTCCCGTCGTTCCGCGAAAACACCACATCCGGCATAGTCCACTGCGTCCCGTATACCAGAGGTACAAAGTCGTTGTAGGCCGCCGTATTGTCCTGCACTGCGGAAAGCTGCGAACTCTTCTGTCCTGCCCCGCGGACAGTAATCGTCGGAGGCACATACTCGATGCCTCCGAAGCGTCCCGTTGTCCGGCCGCTCGTATCCACCGTAAACATCCCGCGCTGTTCGCAATCCGACCGTGAATAAGCGCACGTCGTGAACGCCGCATTCCCGTTGAGATTGCCCGTGCCATTCGCCTGATCCGGGGAGTATCCGCAGTTATAAAAGGGCGAATATTTCCCCTGCAACGCTCCACCATCCACCGCTGTCAGCCGTTGCGCTGCTGTCAGTGGAAAACGCCATGGACACATTCGCAGCACTCGTACATTCGGCACGATCGTGCGCTGCATCGACATACGATTGATAGCGCTCAGCCGGAAACTCGTTTCCGTAATCAGTTCCGGAGGATTCATCATTCCCCGGAATACCACCACGCTGTCCGTCGTCGCCGCGCCTGCCACCAGATCGAAAAACACCAGCTGCACGATCAACTGACCGCCCTTGAATCCTGTCTGCTGTTCGATTTCGGATAACTGCGAATCGGCGTTCGCGAGTTCGAACGTCAGCTTCGGCGTGCCTCCGACCTGTGTGTCCGAAGCCAGTTGCGCCTCGAACTGGTTGTACTTCAGTACGCGGCCTTCATATTGGGTGCTATTCCATGCGATGGTACGGCTGCTCCAACTCTGTACTGTGCCATCCACCAGAGTGCAGTCGAAAAACAACAGCGGCGTATCCGCGCTGAGCTGTTCCTTCGCTGTAAACGCGCTCTGCATTCTCTAGTCTCCTGACACGCGTGACACCAGAACGATGTTGCACGACGAAAGACCGGGACTGGTGCCTGTGATTGTCAGCACGTCGTTTCCAAACCAGGTTTCTTCGTAGATCCCAAGGGCAGTGGTCGTCTGCTTGTAAAGCGATGGATACGGCTGTGCTTCCACCTGTAGCCCGAATACCTGGATCGTCTGGCCCGCGCCTGCCGCAATGGAGAATGTCGATTGCATCGCGCCCGCGCTCCCCGGCCCGCTCACAAACGCGCGTGTCCAGGCTGGGCCGATCGTCGCGGTTGTCGTGACACTGTCGCGGCTCATTGTGATCGTGCCCCCCGTGCCTGCGCGAAAGTACGCGCTGAAGCACGCCACATAGCCGCCCGGCACGCCCAACGTTTGTTGTAACTGCTGCGTTCCCGGACTGCCGTTCGCCAGCGACCAGGCTCTCTGCGTACCCAGCGGATCCGTCACCCCGCTCGTGCATTGCAGTAATCCCGCTTGCCAGTTCGGCTGCGATAAACTCTCGCTCCAGCCCAGCAGGTTCGCCATTGGGTCGATGAATGTGAACGTTTCAAACCCGCCCTGCGACGCGCTGAAGAGGCTGCTGAGCGTCGCTGTCTCCGCATCCGTCAGGTCCTGGTATGATAACTGCCATTCAATTTGTCCCGCCGCCGCGTCTGGCAGCATAATGCGCTCGCCACTCTCCAGATCGTTCACGATCGCTCTCCACTTTCGCGAACGCTGCAATGGAAACTGCGCCATCGATCCAGCCCCGATCTGGGGAAACCAGCTCATGCTATCTCCTCGATCTCAATCGTGGTTTGTCCACTCATCTCGCCCTTCATGACGGCGTCGAACTGCTCCCCCGCAATCGCGCAGGTAGCCGCCTCCGCTCCCGTCACCGGATCGGTGAACGCGAATGTCGCGCTTCCCTGTTGTTCCACGAAAGCGATTACAGCGCTCAGTTCCTCGTCGTCGAGCTGATCGAGTTTTATCGACCATTGCCGCAGCGGATTTCCAAGGATCCGGAATCGCTGCTGGCTTCCGTCCATGAATCGTACTGCCTGCGTTGCAAACCGTGCGCCGTAACTAAGCGGATACTGCGCCACCGCGCCGGTTTTTAATGTTGGAAAGTTAGCCATTGGCTCGGCCTCTTACAGACTTGCAACCACATCGTTGATCGGATGCAGATTCAGCATCGCCTCTCGTACCGCGCTGGCGATATCCGCACTCCTATCCATGAATGACTGGCTGTCCATAGCACTTACGTTGACCGTTACTTGAGGAGCCATTGTCGAACTGTTTCCGCCGCTCGCGCTGCTCGCTGCCGGCGCCGCGCTTGCGGTCCCGCTCGCCGCCGGGGCCGGACTCGGCGCCACTCCCTGCAGCGTCGCGTTAATCGCCACAGGCGCGGGCGGCACATAAAACGGCAGCGGTGCTGGCTGCGAGCTGCCGCCAAACAGACTCTCGATGCCGGAAATCAGGGGCGAAAGCAGTCCGCCGCCTCCCAATATTCCGGATGCCATGCTTTCCGCAGTTCCGGCTGCGGAGTGGCTGCTCTGTGCCGAAGTATTTCCCTGCAGCGCCTGCGTGTTCGCCGTGATCAGAGCCACCTGTTGCTGGTAAGTGGCCTGTAGCTGAGTGATCTGTTGTGTCGCCTGCGATATTGTTCCGGAAAGATCGTTGTTATCGCTGGATACTCCGATCGCACTCGTCGGCGCGCTCGGCACTCCCTGGAGCCAGCTCGGCTGGATTGCCTGAAAGCTTTCCTCGATGCTACGCTGTGCCATTCCGTTGTTCTCGCTCCGTCTCTTCCTGCAGAATCAGAAATGCATCTGCCTTCCGCGCGTCCATATCGAGCCCGTTCTGCATCCCCAGCCGCCGCCCCACCAGAAATTCTTCGATCAGGGTCAGACTCTCTGCCGTGATCAGCGACTTTGGACATTCCTGCGCGTGCGCGCCGTGACGACCCCACACAATCCGCGCCTCTCCTCGTTGCTCGCTCGGGAGAAACCCGCACCGGCGCTTTTTTTCCAGGCCGTGACGCCTGCAACTGTCGCAATTCCACCCGCCCCGGCTTACAGCTTCGTTTGCATACACAAAATGAAACGCGACAATTAGTTTTTTCTTTCGTTCTCGCTCAACCCGCACTCTGCTTTGACTGCTGCCAGCGCCTCCACGAATAACTCCTCGGGGCCGCGCTCGATAAGCGCCTCGACCGTCGCCGGACCCTCGTCCAGCTCCAGTCCCCGAATCTCCTCCACGCCCCAAATAATGTAAAGACGGTCCATTTCCGCTGCGAGTAGACTCGCCTCCATGCGGTTCTTCTCGTTCCTCCCAGCCTCGAAAAATTCGATTCGCGCGGCCAAATCCCGAATCCGTCGCATGAGTTCGAGCCGCCGTCCGAATGTCATCCGAGCCACTACGAATTCAACACCGGGCCGGGCCACGGACGCGACAATCTTTTTGCTGTTCCAGACGATCATCCGAATGCCACCACGACTTCGTCTTCCGCGGTTCCCTGCGCGCGCGTGTCGCTGAACTTCCACGTCAGTCGCATGTCGGAGTCGTCGAAAGCCGGCACGCTGGGCACGACGCTCTTCAGATAGATGCCCATGAGTTGTCCCGGAACCTCGCCTAACTGGAACATCATGCTGACTGGCGACTGCTGCCGCGCCGCCTGGTATAATCCCGTCGTTGCTTCGTCGTCCTGCGCGAACAACTGCAGCGTCACAATGACAGACCGCAACCCTGGAACCACCGCCAGAGGCAGCGTCGTGCCATACTCCTTCGATCGCATGTCCAGACCGTTTTGAATCTGAATCGATGCATCCGAAACGGTAAGAAACTGATTCGGGGAAACCCCCAGCCAGACTTCCCCCAGATTTCCGGCCACAGGTGAGTAACTGAATCCGTCTAATGGCGGTTCCGCGGGAAACGTGGCCGCGCCACCTTGCCCCGCATTGAATGACGCGCTGTCAACAATGTCCTGCGCCATTCCCTTGAACTCGAACTGATGGATGTCGCCGTTCAGCGTCACCGACATCTGATCCACTCCGGCTCCCGTCAACACCCGTTGCACCGCTGTTACCGGATCCCAGTAATCGTACACAGTCAGGCTCGGTAAAAGCGGCGCCAGACTGTAGGTGGCCGTCTGACCGATCGGTGTGCCAAGAGCCGGCGCGATTGAAAAGGGTGCGTTCAACACAACCGTACTCGGATCGATCACCGCCGCTACAAACCGAATCTCTCCGCCTGCCGTGACGCCTTGACCCGGCGCCAACCCGTGTGGCGTGGCGAATGCGATATTCGTTGTCGTGCTTCCTGTGGCCGCGGCATTCCCTCCCCACAGGACACCGCTCGCTCCCATTGCCGCCTCAAACAGTGGCCCATGTGATGGCAGCGTCGACGGGTCTGGCCAGTCCCTCATGTAAGTAGTCATGTCGAATGTTGTCTGCAGCCGCATCCCCGGCGGCATCCCGGCAAAAGTTCGGCTTCCCGTCTTGTCTTTTCGCTGACTTTTTTCCCGCTGTTGTTGCGCCGTCAGCTTCACTGCCGGAATACGGTTAACGGACGAGATTGCCCCCATTTGCCCGTATACGCTTTCCCCGGCCACATACCACCGGTTCGCAATCGATAATGTATAGGCCATCGCTTACTTACTCACTTCCACGTCGAACCCCACCTTTGCCCGTTGCAGAAAATTTTTGCCGCCGCGCCCCACCGCTTCATAGCTCACTTCGTATCCGCCGCCATAAATTGCGCCGCCTCCCCAATCGCCTCGCGAATCGTCGAGCAGCGCGCAAACGGCGTCCACATAAGCCGCCAGGTTCGTTTCAATCGCGGCCAACTGGTCCTGCGAGTGCCTGACCTCCACCACCATGTGCGCTTTGCCGGAGAATTGCCGGAACTTCTCCCGCAGCGTGTTCGAAACCTTATCGCAATACACCAGCACAGCCGGATAGTGCGCGTGCCCCGTCTTTTCGCTGATGTCCACGCTGGCGTTCTGCGCAATGATCGTCCGAATCCCGATCGTCTGTATAGTCGAATCGGCGTTCTCAATCGCTTCCACACGGACATTCACCCCGTCCGCCGTCGACGTCAGCATTGAGATCACTGTCGACGTCAGCATTCCACTCAAACCCGCCATAACATCAACCTCTCAACCAGGTCCGCGCCAGCGGACGCATAAAATCCGGCTTCTGCCCGTTTCCTGGCTTGTGTCCTTGCGGCCCTTGCCCCGGAACATACAGGTAAGTAACTCCAACCGGCAACAGCGTCTGGTTCTGCAGAAACATAGCCACGGGAGAAGTCCCGCCGTACACGTTGAACCCCGTGGCGTTCTTTGGTGGATCTACAGCCGTGACAGTCATCAGGTTCCCGTCCGTAATCGTGATCGAAGATGCGGCCGACGCCGCGCCTTCCTGTCCGGCGGCATTGCCCCAGGCCACGCTTGCATAAAAAGTGCCTCCGCTCTGTGGCGCCGCACTGGCTGCCAGCAGCGGCGGAACCGCTTGTGGAAGTGGATCCGTAACCAGTCCCAGACCGCTTGCAATGAAGTCTTCCCGCGCATCGCCCGCCAGCTTGTTGAACTCCTGCCACTTCGCCTGATAGCGGTCTACCAGCTGACTGAAATATGCGTCCCGGTAAACCAACCCCAGCGCATGCATCGTCTCCCATCGCTTCAGCGGTGGCGTTACGACGATCTGCCCGAGTCGCAGTACTGGCCGCCATAGCATCTCAACCGCCGGCATCGCCCTGTCCAGCCATAGCTGTAAGTCGGTTCGGATCTCATCTTGTGCCAGCCGCAGTTTTGTCGTGACGTTAATACTGTTACTCTGCGCGATATCCAATAATCCGGCATCCTGATCCACTAAGTCTTCGATCGTCGAGGCCGGCCCGTCCACGAACAGCGCCATGATCAGCTCCGTTCTTTCGTCTTCCTGGTATCCGGTGCCGGAAGCAGCATGACCTGCACCCGCCGCGCCGCCTCTTCCTGTTCATGTCTCGCCCTGGCTTCGCGGTGTGCTTCATGGAACGCAAGCGTTTCGCCGCCTGTCGCCAGCCGCGATCGCCCCTCGGCTATCAATCGCGCCGCAACCGCTCGAGACGCTTCGGTTCGTACCCCTTCTTTGCCACCCTCGGAAGTTGCCAGACTGACCATCACCATGTGCTCTTCCGGCAGTGCCGCCTCGGCGTCCCGCACTTTCTTGTAGTAACTTCTCAGATCCATCGCATTCTCCTGTCAAAAAAAATGCGGGGACCCCGACAGGTCCCCGCCACAACGCCTCGTTTGCGCGGTCTAACTGTTTACTTGCACCGCAAAGTTGTTCCGCAGAATCCCGCAACCGTAGAGCACGTCGACCGTGAACTGCTGTGCCAGTGTGTTCGGCTGATAGCTCATCGTCACGCGCATGCCGAAGTTACCCAGTTCGGCATATTCGGCAATGGCGCCCGTACCCGGCAGCGGCTGCGGCAGGCGTCGCACCACCAGGCCGATCGCATCCTTGCAGAACGCCATGTTGTGTGTGTTTATCGGAGAACTGCCGGTCTTCTGCACATACTGCGAACGAAAGACGAAAAAGTCCTTGATCTTGCCGAAAGTGCCGTCGATCAGGGCCCGCAGTCCGGCCTCGCCCGCCTTCTGAAATTCGCTGAACCGCGGTATCTGACGCATTGCCGAATATGTGTTGCTGTCCACCACCAGATACTTCGGTTCGGAGCTCGGAACCAATGCCTGAAACAGCGAGGTTTCCGCCGCGTCGATCGTTGCCTCTGTGACCGGCGAACCCGACGTGCCCAGCGGCGTGTTTGCCGAAAAACCCGCATACAGATTCAGAAGATCGCTCTCGATCTTTTCCGCGATGGCCACCACTGCGGGCTGCATATAGACTTTAAGCAGATCCGGCACCGCGAGGACTTTCGTCACGTCCGGAATCTGGAACGTAGCTTCTACGTGCGTATTTAAAACGATCTGCGCATTACCGAGATTCGGGTTCTGTAAAGTAACAGTATTGCCCTCGGCGATGTTGTTCGCTACAAGCTGCGGCGCGATCGGCACGTTTACCGTGTCGCCCGCCTGCGCGAGGACCGGCTCGTAATCGCGATTCACTAGGTTCCCCATCACAAGGTTCCCCACCAGTGCGGGCAAAGCGTCTGCCGCCACCAGTTTGACGATTGCATTCGCTACATTTGCTGACGTAATTGCTGGCATCTTTCTCCTTTTTCCCTATCCCTAAACCTGCCTCACCGCAGCGTTTGAGTTGCTACCCGTAATATTTCCTGCCTGACGCGATCCCGCTCTTCCTTGCTCATTGACGGGCTGATCTGGTCGAGATCGATCGGCCCGCCGGCGCTCTGATTGGAAGCCTTTTGCGTTACCGTCATTCCTGTTCCCCCGGCAATCCGTGCCGGCAGAAATTCCGGATTCTCCTGAACGAAACTCGCCAGGAAATCACTGAGCGGCTGTTCCCCGCCCTCTCCCCGTGCCACGAGACGTCCGTCCTCGTTACGCACGATGCCGTCCTGCACAGCCTTATAAGCCAGGTCTACTTTCGCCACTCCCAGCTTTTGCAGTTCCGACCGGATACCGCCGCTCCGCTGCGCCTCATCCGCCACTGCCCGGCTGCGTTTGTTTTCTTCCACGAGTTCGTTCACCCGTTTTTCCAGTTGTTCCCGCCGCCGCCGTTCTTCATGCAGTTCCGTTTTGTAAGCCGGCTCGCGCCGTGCCACGTCCTGCCGCATATACTCGTCGACCGCCTGCTGCACGATCGCCTGCACGTTCATTGGTTCGTCCATAAGCCTTCAGATACACGCGACTTCACTCGCGTTGTCTCCTCTTATCCCGCCTTATCGATCTCTTCCACAATCCGGTTTTTAATTTCCTGTCGCGAATCGCAAAGGTATTTCAATGCCACCCGTTTGAAAACCTGACGCTTCAGCGTTGGTGAGTCGATCCCGATATTCAACAGGCTCTGCGCATCGGCCGCTTCCGTACTGAAGTCCGTGATGTCGAACTCGTCCAGTCCGCTCACGTCGACCGCCAGTTCATCCTGCCGCGCCAGCGTAATTGCATCCAGCACGTTCCTGATAGAACCTTTCATGACGTCGCCGTAGGCTCGCAGAATTTCCTGCGTAACACTGAAGTCCCACTGCTGGCTGAGACCGGACTGTTGCACGCCACTCCCGTCCCCGGCTTGCTGCATCAGATAGGAGACCCGGTAGATCTCATCCTTCAGCCGCGTCAGATTGTCCGCCGCGATCTGATAGACCTTGCCCTCCGGCTCCGCCCAGCCAAACCGGTCCTCAGGACCCAGCTGGAAGTAATAACTCTCTCCCGCAACCTGATTCCATTCCCGCTCCGAGTAAATGATTGGCATCGCAAACAACCCCATCGTCAATGCCCAACCCAGCGCGTTCGACTTATTGAAATGCTCCAGTTGAAGCAGCGCGATTTTATTGGTCAGCCATAGCCCCTCGCTGACTCGCACCTCGAAAACCGGCACGCGGCCCATTCCGGCGAATCCGTGTCGCCCGCTGTCCACCATTTCGATTGTTTTTCGCTGATCGCCCTCGCGCTGCTCGTAGATCTCGAAAATTTCGCGGTCGTAATAGATCCAGCGAGTCTCCTTCTTCCATCCGTATGACTTCACGCTGTCTTGTTTCAAACAGGAAGTCCGGATCACAACCCACTCCAGAGCGCCCTGTTCGCTATAGCTCCAGTTGATAAGTTCCTCGGCGTTATAGCCCACCAGGTAGGCTCGGCTTCGCCCCGACGCATCTTCATCCGCCCGCGTTAGCGCTGCGCCGCTCGCCCGCGGAAAATCGACCACTACATAAGACTTCCCGCACACCAGAGCTTCTGTGATCTGCTGTTTGAAAAACTGCGTCAGCGTTGTTCCCCGTAAATCGCAGTTATCCACGAACTCGGCGAAAAAATCCTTGCCCCGCTCGTTCGTACCCACAAACTCAAGTACCGGTTCCTGCCGCACCAGCGTCGCCGTATACCAGTCGATAATCGACCCTAGATAGTTTTCGTAATAAACCCGCGCCAGCCTTTCCTGGTATACTTCCGGCGCTTCCTTGTGCCGCCTGACCAGATACTCCGCCGCATGCTCGCGAAATTGCTCTCCACCCGCATACAGGTCGCGGTACCGCCGCCACATACGCGATTTCGCCGTGTACTCCGGATGTTCCTGTTCGATATGTTGATTCGTCATCAAAACAGCCGCTCCCTGCGTTCTCCGATCGGACCGCCCCGGCCTTCCTGCCAGATCAGATACCCCAGCGCGTCCGATAAGTGCGTCCGCTTTCGGTCTTTTTCCTTGTCAATCTGCGTCGACTCCTCGCGGTACGAAACCTGCTCGAAGTCATCGATCAGTTCCTTGCATCGCGGATCCACATATAACGAAACATCGCCACCGGCGTTGCATAGTTTTGTGTTCACCATCCCTACCCGCTCCCGCACCGGCGGGTTTGCTTTTGGCACCCGGTAAGCCGCCTTCCCTTTGCGTGATGCAAAATGGTCGCGAATGACTTTGTAATCCGAATATCCTGTGGTCTGCATCGACCCGCCCGACGCGTCCCCGTAGACCACCACACCCGCCGCTGGTGTTCCGAATCGCTTATCGAACTCCTCGCACGCCTGCTCTGTCGTCGCCCGCCGCAGGACGATCTCGTCCAGCACCTTCACTTCGCCTTCCCGCCCCAGTTGCGCCACCACCGAGCACATCGGATCGACATTGAAGTCCACTGCCCAGATCACCGGCCGCGCCGCATCCGCTTTGATCGGCCGTACGTTCTTGTCTCGGTCGAAGGCGTAATACACCAGACCGCCGCGCACATTCAGGTAATCGCCCAGCACTTCCTGCCGATAGAAGTTTTCGTCGTAACTTCCCCGCAGCCGTTCATAGAAATCGGGTACATGCTCAAGCAGATACCGGTTCTCGAATGGCTTTGCCTGTACTGCTTCATAACCTTCCACCGGATCCTTGATGAACTTCCGGTAAACCCAGTCGTACCCTTTGGGTGTCCATACTGCGAACCCGCAGTATCTTGTCGCCTTTGGGTCGCGCAACCGCCCTTCCAGCCGCAGCCATGCCTCTTCGTGCGTGTAAGTCAGTTCGTCCAGCCCGAACCACGCCAGATTCGTGCCGCGTAACCGCTCGAATTCATCCACCGACCGCAGCAGTATCCGCGATCCGGTATCATTCATCGTCAGTACGTTGTCCCCTTTATTCAGTTCGTACGGAATATCGTTATCCCGCAGTGTCTCGAGCAGCGCCGCCAGTGTCGAGTCCCGCAACATTGGATAACTGGGCGCGCCCACCAGCCCGGTCCGGCCCGGATTCACGTAACTCAGCCGAATCGCTTCCTGACACAGCGCCGCGCTTTTCCCGGATCCGATCGGCCCCGAAAAGCCTTTAAATCGCGCCGGCGAATCGTGGAACTGTTTCTGACTCGGCAGCGCGCTGTACCTTATCTGTCGCTCGCAGGTCTCTCTTCGCAT